ATTTCATTCACCTCTGAAATGTTCTTAGGTGTTAAATTATTTCCATTCCAAGCTATGGCTATAAAAGGAATGATGGTATCCGACTATTCTATGTTCGTATTCTCACGAGGAATGTCTAAGACCTTCTCTACAGCAATATATGTGCTGTTAGAGTGTCTCCTCAATCCTAAAGCAAATATAGGCGTTATAGCGGGTAGTTTTAGACAGTCTAAGCAAATCTTTCAGAAGATGGAAGATATATTGAGTAAACCAGAAGCTAGTTTACTTAAAGAATGTGGATTTAAAATACAGAAAGGAACTGACCAGTGGACATTGACTCTTGGCAGTAGCAGAGCTATAGCACTGCCGCTGGCTAATGGAGAAAGGCTTCGTGGATTTCGATTTAATAGGATAGTGTTGGATGAGTTTTTAACTATACCAGAAAAGATTTTTAATGAAGTTATTATCCCTTTTCTGGGTGTGGTGGAAAACCCTATCGAGCGCGAGGAGTTATACAACCTCGAATCCAAATTAATCGACAAAGGCGAGATGAAGGAAAGTGATAGGTATATTTGGCCTAATAATAAATTAATTATTCTTTCATCTCCATCATTTAAATTCGAGTATATGTACAAACTATATAAAAAATATGAAGATTTGATAAATGGTTTGGGCGTAAAAGAGGGTGATGATGAAGACGATTTTAAAGATGATGCTTATAGACTGATAATGCAGTTGAGCTATGATTGCGCTCCATCAAGACTTTATGATCAAAACTTGCTTAAACAGGCAAAAGCTACAATGAGTGAAATGCAGTTTAAGCGAGAGTTTGGCGCACAGTTTATAGATGAAAGTGATGGATATTTCAGATTGTCAAAAATGGCTGCTTGCACAATACCAGATGGTGAAATGCCAGCAGTTGAGATTGTTGGAAATCCTAGTGATGAATATATTTTATCCTTTGACCCAAACTGGGCTGGAAATACGAGTGCTGACCATTTTGCTATGCACGTTTTCAAGATAAATAGAGATTCTCAGAAAGTTTGCTTAGTTCATAGCTATGCCATAGCTGGTGTATCTCTGAAACAACATATGGAATATTTTTTATATCTCATTAAATATTTTAACATTGTTGGTATATGTGGTGACTATAACGGCGGTGTTCAGTTTATAAACTCTTGCAATGAAAGTGCTATATTCAAAAATGAAAAAATAAAAATCGGAGTTATTGATGTTGATTTAGAAAAACCTGAAAACTGGCACTCAGACATAATGAGTTTTAAAAGTCAATACAATGTAAAGTCAAAAAACTATTGTATACTAAGAAAACCAACAGTAAACTGGAATAGGAATGCTAATGAAATGCTACAAGCAGCAATAGACCATAAAAGAATATTATTTGCTTCCAGAGCGGTAGACGCACACTTTGACGAGCAGAGAAAGAAAAATATACCTATAGATAAGATTAAGTGGGACATGAAAATGCTAGGGTCTTCAAAAGGGGCGTTAATGATTGATTTTATTGATCATCAGAAGTCAATAATTGAATTAACTAAATCTGAATGTGCAAACATAGAAGTTGTCGCTAATCCACAAGGTTCTCAGTCATTTAATTTACCACAAAATCTTAGGAGGCAAAAAGGTCCAAATAGAGCTAGAAAAGACTCATACTCTGCTTTGTTACTAGGAAACTGGTATGCCAAAGTGTTCTTTGATTCAGAAAACGCAACAACTGAAAGAAAAGTAGAAAATACATTTGTTCCTTTTGCGATTTGAAAAGTTTCAAAGTAACTTTTATAACTTTAGTGTAAACATTCATATGCCAAGAAAATATACAAAAAGATCTGATTATTGGAAAAAATTTAGAAAAAACGAGCAATCTATAGAAAACTTACTTTCTTCAGAAGCTGAAGACTTTCATCCTGAACTTATAGGTGATAGTATATACGAAACTGTTCAAGCTTCTAGGCTTTCAGAACCAACTAAGCGGACTTCTAAAAGAAATAATAGAATAACAATAAATCCTACTAAAAATAGATTTCAAAACATTAAAGATGGTCTTTTGCCTTTTGAATATTCAAAAGGTTCCGTAAGCGCAAAAGAAGCTATAGAACTTTGTCAAAAAGCTTATTTTAATATAGCCACATTCAGAAGCACAATAGATTTACTATCTGAATTTGCTGATTCAGAAATTTACCTTGAGGGTGGCACACAAAAATCAAGAAATTTTATAGATGCGTGGTTTAAAAGAATTAGAATGCATGATCTCAAGTCTCAGTTCTTTAGAGAGTACTATAGATCAGGAAATGTTTTCTTGTATAGAGTTGATGGTATACTTCCTCTAAAAAACAGTCAAAAAGTTTTGGAAGCTTATGGAGCTAGCTCAAGATCAAAGGTTCCTATTAAATACATGGTTATAAATCCTACCGATGTAGCTACAAAGGGGTCTGTTTCTTTTACTGATTACAGTTACTTTAAAGTTTTAACTCCTTTTGAAATAGCAAGACTTAAGAATCCTCAAACAGAACACGAGCAAGAGCTTTTGAATTCTTTACCAGAGGAAGTGCAGACAAGAATTAAAGTCGGAACTTCTATAAATAGCGAAAGAGTTTATATAGAATTAGATACAGATTTACTACACCCTGTCTTTGCAAAGAAACAAGATTATGAGCCGATGGCTATTCCAGCAGGTTTCTCTGTGCTTGATGATTTAAACAAGAAAATAGAATTAAAGAAAATAGATCAAGCTATTAGCCGCTCTATCGAAAATGTAGTGCTACTAGTAACTATGGGAGCTGAACCTGATAAGGGTGGTGTTAATCACAAAAACTTAGCAGCTATGCAACAGATATTTAGAAACCAGAGTGTTGGAAGAGTTCTTGTATCTGACTATACAACAAAAGCCGACTTTGTTATTCCTGATCTTAGGAAAGTTGTTGGCTCTGAGAAGTATGAAACACTAAACAAAGATATTGAAGAAGGTCTTCAGAATATTCTGATTGGTGATACTAAATACTCAGACGGGAAAATTAAAATGAAAGTATTTTTCCAGAGACTAGAAGAATCTAGAAACTTATTTTTAAAAGAATTTATAAACCCCGAAATAAGAAGAATTTGTAAAAATGCAGGTTTACGTTCTTGGCCAGAGGTAAAGTTTGTTAAGAATGATACATTAGATGACGACAACTTAACTAAGTTAGCTACAAGGCTTATGGAACTTGGAGTTCTTACACCAGAGCAAGGAATGAAAGTTGTTGCAACTGGTACATTCCCAGATCCAGAACAAATGGCTCCAGCACAAGATGCTTTCAAGAAGGAGAGAGAAAAGGGCCATTACATGCCTTTAGTTAATACTATTAACTTATATGATGAAGAATCTAATTCTGAAGAAACTCAAAACCAGCAAAAAGTTAAACCTATATCTCCATCTGGAGGTAGACCTTTAGGAAGATCTGACGCTTTTTATTCTAAAAAAAATATAGTCGAAGCTACTAAAAAAATGAATGAATTTGAACTTAGAGCATTTAGAGAATTCGCTGCGAAGTTTGGTCTCAAAAGAATGTCAAAAGAGAAAAAAGAATTAGTGTCTCGCGCTTGCGAATCTATTATAGTAGCAAAAGATTATACTAAATGGGATGAATCTCTTGCAGAGGTTGTAGAGAATTTAGATTCTTTAGCATCTTTTGGAGTACATGATAAAGTGCTTGAGTTAGGTGCTGAACATCAGCTAGATGATTTATCTTCTGCAATTTTATATCACTCTACGCAAATTTGCGTGTAAAGGAGGTTATGCAATTGGATGATTTTAGTATTTGTCAATTTGAAGGCAAAATAAGAGAAATAAAAGAAGAAGAATTTGAGGCATTTGGTTTATCAGAGGGTTCTATAGCAGAAGCGGCTCAATCACTACTTCCAGAGGATTTTGATCCAGAGCAAAATATAGATGTTTTACCAGTTGTATTTAATTTGGCGAAAGTTAACGAGTTTAATAAAAACGGTGATGGAATTGATTCAAAGACAGCAATAGCTGCCGTAAAAAGATTTATCAATAAGCCAATAAATATTGAACATAAAAAAGATAAAATAGTCGGCCATATGATTAATGCGTCCTTCTCTACGCGAGAGTTTGACTTTAAAAATAACGATATTGAATCTTATGCCGACAAAACTGAGCCTTACTATATAAATGCAGCAGGTCTTATTTATAGACAAATCTATCCAAAATTAGCTACCGCAATAATGGAAGCCTCTGATGATAATGACGATACTTATCAATCTATTTCTGCTAGCTGGGAATTGGCTTTCAAACAATATGAAGTAGCATATGGATCAAATACCTTAGAAGGATCTGAAGTTTTAACTGGAGAAGAAAAAGAAGATAAAAAACAGTATTTAAAGGGTTTGGGAGGCAAAGGGAAAGATGATGACGGAGTTCCCGTTAATAGATTAATTGTTGGTGAAACCTATCCTTTGGGTGCAGCGTTAACAAGAAATCCTGCCGCTGCGGTTAAAGGTATTTACTCTGATGAACCTAAAGAAGAAAAAATGGAATCAGAAAAAATTTCCCTAAACAGTAATAAAAATGTAAATGCAGACAAATTTAAATTTATTTTTAATAATATGGACAAAGAACAATTCGATGAACTTATGGCTAAGGTTGGCGAAAGCGTTGCTTCTGTAGTGAAGCAAGAGTCTGAAGCTTCAACTATTGGCGAAATCATGCGTGATGCACTCACGGACCACAGCGAGTCTTGGAAATCCAAGGTCGAGCTTGAGCGGGAGGCTAAAGCCAAGGCTGAAGCCGATCTTTCCGAGGTTAAGGAAGCCCTTGACTCCACGAAAGAGGAATTAGAAACTCTTAAAGCTGAAGCTGAAGCTAAAGCAACTGCTGATCTTTTTAACGATAGAATGAATTTTATCGACAATGATTACGATCTTAATGAGCAGGAGCTTGAGTTAGTTACTGCCGAGGTCAAAGAATTGGAATCTACTGAAGAAGCTTTCGAAGCTTATAAAGGTAAGTTGCAAGTAATCTTTGCTCACAAACTAAAAGCTAACATTGAGGCGAAAGAAGCCGAGATAAAAGCTAGGATTGATGAGGCTGTTGCAAGCAAGACTGAAGATAAGTCTCAGCTAAAGGCTAGCGAAGAAGAAGCTCCAGAAGCTGATCCTGAGCCAGAGCCAGAGCCAGAAGAGGAGTTAGAAGTTGAAGAAGACGCAGAAGCCGAAGCTTCAATTCCAAACAATAATGCTGACGCTAGTGAAAAGATTTCTTTGGTCGAAAGACTCAAGAAGAACTTCTCTGTAGAAGTATCCTAATTAACAATTAACTATTAACTTAACTATTAAATACTAATAATCATGGCAAACGAAATTACACGTTTATTGCCTTTTCGTCAATACGATGAGAATGATGTTATCAACTTCTATTCTCTCGATGCCGAAACAGGCGAAGCGGGTTCTGTTGTTAGAGTTAGCTCTGCTAACTTGGACCAAGAACCTGTAAAGTATGTCGAAAGAGGCGATAGCAATTCTTACGACAATACGTTGGGCCACGGACTATCATTGTATCCAGAAGTACCATACAAAGTCACTAAAATGACTGGTACTGGAGTCAATTTACGTCCGTTGGGAATTTTGCTACGGGATGTCCGTGCAAAAGATGAAAATGGCGAAAATCTTCTCTACTATCCTGAGAAGAAAGAAGAACTTCAGTGCGTTGTCTCTGGAGAAGCTGTACCTATTGCAACAAGAGGTTTATTTACTGTTAACGTAAAAGCTCTTGCTGGTGGTGTCGCACCTCCAATTGGCGCTATTGCAGTTTGTTCTACTAATGGAACACTTACTGGCGTTATGCATGACAGTGCAAGCACTGAGCAGAAGCATACTCATGTTGGTAAATTTATCGCTACAGGTCAGCGTGAATCATCTAATACAACTGATGCTTTCGCTGGTTCATACGCAATCCTTAAACTTGAACTGTAATTAGAGAGGAATATATTTTATGAAAATTACAATCAAAAGAACCGAAGATCAATTGGCCCTTGTGAGAGCAATGGGTTCAAATAATCGTGAGGAAGCTTATGAGGCACAAGCAGCAGTAGCTGATCTTCTTGGACCAGTGGTCTCTGAAGTTATCAACAACGCTCCAACAGTTGGAAATCTCTACACCAGCCTTTCATATGGTGAAGATGACAATCCTTCTCTGCCTTTGGATCTTTTTCACGACATCACTGATGAGGATTACATTCAAGTGTATTCTCAGCAAGTAGCTGGTGGCCTTCCATACAGCCAAGTCTTTCCTGCTCACAACGAGCTTAAGTTCAGCACTTACACACTTGATAGCGCTCTTGCGTTTGACCGTAAGTATGTTCGTAAGGCTCGTCTTGATGTTGTCAGCAAGACTTTTACTAGGATGGCTCAAGAAGTTTTACTTAAGCAGACTAAAACTGCTTTTAATGTTCTAGCAACCGCATTGGTTAAAGGACAGGGAACTTCCGCAACTGCTGGTAGCCAAATAATTGGCTCCACAACTGAAAACCGTTTCGTACTTGACGACTTCAATCGCTTGATCACAAAGAGCAAGCGTATCAACAGTTCCTTCAATGGAGGAACTCCTGTTGGTGGAGTAAAGTCTGGTATTACGGATCTTTTAGTTTCTCCAGAAATGGTTGAGCAACTTCGCTCTATGGCTTACAATCCAATCAATACTGTTGATGCGGATGGTACAGCAACAGGCGGAACTGACGGTCAAGTAGCTCCAGACGCTCTTCGTCAAGAGTTATTTAGTGCTGCTGGACTTCCATCTTTCTATGGTATTAATATCATGGAGATCAACTCAATGGGTATCAACCAGACC